CTCTTATTTAGCGCCTCGCAGACCGTTAACGTCCAGGTTATTATGAATCAGGCTGGCACTAATAACTTCCAATCTGCATCCGGTGGCGGTTTTCCCCTTGGCCAGCAGGGCGGTTCGATTGCGTTCAATACTCAACTTGGTCGTTCTCAGTCGTATTATTTCCGTGAGCCTGGTTATATGATTGATATGCTTAGCATTCGTCCTGTATACTATTGGGCTGGTATCAGACCCGATTATTTGACCTATCGTGGTTCCGATTATTTCAACCCCATATACAATGATATCGGTTACCAGGATGTCTCTACGGATGTTTTTGGCCAATCCACCACTCTTTCTTCTATAGCCAGGGAGCCGTGTTACAACGAGTTTAGGTCGTCGTATGATGAAGTGCTTGGGCAGCTTTCGGTGTTTTCCGGCCCGACTGGCGACAAGGTTACACCGCTTTATTCTTATTGGGTTCAGCAGCGTTATTCTTCGGCACTTTTGAATGGAACCCCCCTCCCTGCCTTTTACGTCGCGTCTCTACTTTTTGTTGATATGCCGCAGGTTAACTCGCCTTTCCTTTCGAACGTCGAGGACAACTTCTTTGTGAATCTCTCTTACGGTGTACGCAAGAAGAACCTTGTTAATAAAACCTTTGCAACTCGTTTGTCTAATCGCTAATCTACTAATTTTATGGCACTTAATTGGTTACTTGAAGACGCTCCTGCCTATATTTCCCGCGGTCAGCGAATTATGTCTGTCCTTGAGGGTTCTGGGACTGTCGACGTTTTGCCCGGTCGCCCGGATATAACAGCTGAGCCTTCTGATTTTGAGAAGGGTGAGAGGTTTAACCCTGAAATCGATTTCGACCCTAATTCATTCTCTCGTATGGATAAATTCGATGGTCTTGAAGTTGGCCAGGAACTTATTGACTCAGAGATAGATAGGTCTAAGTCCGCTTCAAACTCCTCTAAGTCTGAAGAAAAATAGTACATTCTTTACTTGACGATATATGCTACGTGCGCGGACCCCTCTTGGAAGAGTTCGTGAATTTCTAGAGGTTATTGGTAACGACTGCAGGAGAGGCCGCGCATTTTTCTATCGTTCTTTAAATTCTAATATTATGTCTGATACTAAACAGCCGTTTTATAAGTCGAAGGCGTTTTGGACGCTTGTTTCCTCTATTGTTGCTGCTTTAGCTGCTTTTTTTCTCGCCTCGTGTTCTGCCCAGGCTCGGATGCAGCGTAGCGGCGTTCATATCGATACTGTGCGGGTCGATTATATTATTCGTTCTAACAATTTAACCCATCTGTAGTATGCCTATTCCTGTTGCCGCTGCCGCATCTTTCGGTCAAGCTCTCGGTCAGTCTGCCGCCTCTACGGGTACTACAGGCTTGATTTCTGGCGCCCTTGGTCAGCTTTTCGGAGGCATGAACGCCCGTCGTCAGTGGCGGTTTCAGCAAAAGCAAATGAAGCTTCAACAGCAGTATGCTTTAGAGCAAATGCAGAAGCAGTCAGAGTTGTCTTATGCTAATTGGCAGAAGCAATTTGATTATGAAAACGCCTATAATGACCCTTCGAAACTTTTTGCTCGCTATTTGAAGGCTGGTGTTACGCCCGCGGCCGTTCTTGGTTCTTCAGGTGTTGGTGTTAATGCCACTATGTCAGGAGGTTCTGCTGCTATTCCTTCCGCTGCTGGCCCTTCTGGTGGTTCGTCTATTAGCCCTGGCGCCTCCCCTGTTGCCGACCCTACTGCTATTGCGCAGAATATGGTTGCGCAGTCAACGGTAAGCCGTAATGATGCTGCTGCTAATCGCGATAACGCTGAGGCTCAGTCGATTAATGACCAGAATGTTGGCAATCAGCTTTATGTTGCTATGGCCCAGGCTCGTGTAGCCCTTGATGAGGCAGTAACAAAGCATAATTTAGCTGCCCATGATGTCCTTCGAGTTCAAGAGGATATAGAAAAGAATAATCGATTTATTTCCGATACTACTCTTCTGAGTTCCGTTGATGAAAAGAAGAATCAAGCTGCTTATGTTGCTGCATTAGTTAAGCGTTTAGGTATTGAGAATGATAATTTGGGCGCCCTTATGTCTGCTCAGGCTTTTATGATGAACACCCAGGGCATACTCAATCAGATTCTTGGTGAGCAGGCTCGCGAGGTGATTGAATCTCTTCGTCTCAATAATCTTGATTCTGCCTATGAGCTTTCGCGTAATTGGGATAAGCGCTTTGATGTTGAAATTACGAATCCTCAGTACGAAAAGAATCTTCGTAGTTCTAACCCTATTATTCGCGGTAATCCTGGCCCTAGTTCTTTTAAGGTTTCGATGTCTCTTAAAGACTTTTTCGATAAGACCGTTATAAATCAGGCGAATGCTTCTGAGTTTCTTCCCGAACAGGCTCGCATTGCCCTTCGTAACGCAAAACTTGATCCGTATATTGAAATCTCAAAAGCTTTAGTTAGTGTTGCAGGTAGCGTCGCTGGTGCAGGGATAATTCGTGGAGGCATGTCTCGCGCGTCTAAGACTATCTCTGCTGGCGGTTCTACCAGTGATTCTGCTGGCTCTTCACTCACAACTCGTTACGACTCGAAAGGAAATCTTGTTGGTTATGCGAAAACGGAGATGACACGAGGCACTCATTCGAGCTCGTATAATACTACTCGAAGAAATCGTTAGAATCGTTGATTTTTTTTGTATTTTAAGTTTTTGTCGTTATATTTGCGTTGTAAACCAATAACCGTATTGTTATGAAAAAGAACAAAAATTCCAAAGTTGACAAGCTGGCAATCGATGTTGTAGAATACGCATTCGTTGAGTGGCTTGTTCGTCGAGGAATATTTACTGCCTTTAGGGCGAACTATGACCGCGTCGTTACGACTCGGAAAACCTTTCGAGACTGGTTGCGAGACCACATCCGATATGTTTATTGTAGGTCTAGCCTTGGTCCTGAATCGCTTATTTCCTCGGCTTTTCTGTTTACTTCAACTCCTGAGGGTTACGAATTTTGGCTTAAACATTCTGACGCTTGGAAGCGTTTTTACAATGAGCTTTAAATGAACATTAAATTATATTATTATGACACAGGTTCATGTAGTTATTCGCCGTATTAATCCCGCTCTTAACGTCGATATTATTCAGGTTGGTTGTATTAAAGACGACCAGTTTTCGACATTACCTCTTGATGCTCTTGCGCATACTCCCGTTTCTGATTTTGTTGAGTATTCTAGTATCTCTGCTTCGCCCTATATCCATCATTGTCGGATTCCTAGCCTTGTAGAGGCACTGATTGCGTACCCTGACTTTTCGGTCGATTTTTTCGACAATACACTCGTTCTTATGTTTAGCACTGATTTGACCCACAATGAAAGCGCGTCGAAAGAAGAAGGGAAAGGGCACTAGAGTAGTGACCCGCCCGCTTGGTGGAAGAGTTCTTTAACTCGCTGAGCCCCAGGGGATTCCTCTCCCCTGTGGGTTCTTTTTTATTCACCGGTTTACCGGTATATCCCAAACGAAGTGTAGCCATGGAGGCCGAAGACGCGCAGCGTCCCAGCCGTTAAGGCTGTCGGCCGGCGAAACGTAGTAATTGATGCTAAGTAATATTTTTAAATTATGGATTATTTCGATTTCAAGCCTAGATTTTCTCCTATTGTTGATAGCGTTCCTTATCGCTATTCTATTGGCGCATATCGCGGCAAAAAGCGAGTTGTTATTGCTTGGTTTGTCGATGAAAGTCCCGCGAATGACTATCTTGCCCGTTGTCGTCGCACTAACCCTTATATTAAGTTTGATTGTCTTAAAAGTCTACTTTAATGGCCTGCTCTTCCCCTATATGGATACGAAATCGTCGTTATTTCGACAAGAAGAACCCTTGTCGTAATGGTTCTGATGTCGCTAAGTCTGCACTTGCCCTTCGTCCCTGGGACGTCGCCCGCCAATGGTTGATGGTCCCGTGCGGAAAGTGCGAAGACTGTTTGCGTCGTCAGCGTAATGACTGGTTTGTTCGTCTTGAACGTGAGATTACTCGTTGTAAAGCTGATAGCCAGCAGGCTATTTTTATTACAATAACAATTGCTCCGAGTTATTACAATGAGGCTCTTCTCGACCCTTCTCGATTTATTCGTCGTTTCAACGAGCGACTGCGGCATAAACTTGGTCATTCGTTCAAGCATGCTTTTTTTCAAGAGTTTGGTACACATCCTGAAATGGGAAATGAACCTAGATTGCACTTCCACGGCTTTCTCTTTAGTACAAATGTCCTTTATAATACTATTCGTGGTGCTGTTCGAGACCTTGGTTTTGTTTGGCTATCGAAGGCTACTCATAAGCGTGCTCGATATTGTGTTAAATATGTTACTAAACAAATTCAATTTAATCCCGAAGAGATTTCGGACAAATATGTTACTGTAGATGGAAAACTTACACCTTTATCTAGCCTCCTCCAACATCGCCGTTATACGCGAAAATTCGTATCTGCTGGCGTTGGCGATTTTCTTGGTTATATGCCTCGCCCTTCTGCTCGTGTTTCGACGTGGTCTTATTTTGATTGTAAGAAGAATGTCGATTATAACTACACGATTCCTCGATATTACCTTAGATACCTTAAATCGGAAGACGAGGTTATGCGTTCGATTGCCGCTGCTGATGCTTATGCACATTTTAGCAAGTCTTCTCTGGTTAAGCGTATTGTGTCTTTGTGTGTTGAACGGTTTTGTCTCAATTCCGCCGTATCCCGTAGGGCGTCGTATGTGTGGGAACAAAAGCAGCTAATGCGTTTTTCTGCATCTTCTCGGACGATGCCTGACTTCGCCCCGCCTACTTGGCTAGATTTAGATATTCTTCAGTTTTGGAGAGACCATTATAAACTTCAACTAATTACTTAATTTATGGGAAAACAACCTTTTATCTCACATGCCGTAAATGGTTACTCTCGTTACGATGTTCCGGAGAGTAAAGCCTTTACATGCACACCGGGTATTCTCTATCCGGTGCGAATCGATTTTATTAATGCCCGTGACCGCGTCTCTATCGAGCAGGGCATTGACATTCGTAGCAATCCTCTTGCAGTTCCGACATTTAACCCTTATACTATTCGGCTTCACCGTTTTTGGGTGCCTATGCAGCTGTACCACCCCGAAATGCGGACGAATAGCAGCAAGTTTGATATGAATGGCGTTAGCTTCAATTGGATTCCCTCGCCCAATACCCCGACTGTTTCCGGCGTTGATATGTTTAACAAGCGTGGCGGTTATTCCAATTCGCTTTTTAACTGGCTTCGCGTCTCCGTTACGCAGCCTTCTCGGTCTCTTACCGACGCAGAGTCTACGAGCGTATCTACCCCTGCTGTTGGCAATTCGGCTGCTTATTTTAATGCTGATACTTATTTGGCGTACTGGGATATCGTCCGCAATTATTATGCCTACAGTCAGTGGGGCGTTTATTCTTTTGCCTGGCCTGGAACCTCCTATATCACGGAAGACGGCTCCGGCGCTTTTACATCGGAGCCTCTTGCGACATCGTCTTTCTTTGCTCAGCGTTTCGGCAATGTTGAGTATCTTGACGCCTACTTTGAGAGCCAGTTTTACCCTTCGGCGCTCGCCTCTTCCAATGATACCTATAATCGCGCTGCTCTTTACGGTCAAATTATCATGTCGGATATAGGAGGCACTGGTGCCTCAGGCGATGGCTTCCCCGTCATGAATTTAGCAGACTTGGCGGGGGATTTGAATCCTTATCCGGCTAATCAGTTTTCCACAACTCCCGGTACAGCCTCTGCGCCCTTGATTCGCAGTATTTTGAAGTATCACCCTATGGCTGTCGTCCCTTCAAATCCTGACCGTTTTAGCCGGCTTTTGCCTAATGGCTCGTCGGATGCTGTCTCGATGACTGGTGTCACAACTATTCCGCAGCTTGCTATTGCTTCGCGTCTGCAGGAGTATAAAGACCTTCTTGGCGCTGGAGGCAGTCGTTACTCTGACTGGCTTGAAACTTTTTTTGCATCTAAAATCGAGCACGTTGATAGGCCTAAACTCTTATTTAGCGCCTCGCAGACCGTTAACGTCCAGGTTATTATGAATCAGGCTGGCACTAATAACTTCCAATCTGCATCCGGTGGCGGTTTTCCCCTTGGCCAGCAGGGCGGTTCGATTG